TCACACCAACTGCAGCAGCCTGAAGCCGATTCCGCCATTCAGCGGGAAGCCGATCGGGTAGTCCCGGAAAACACCGGGCAGCCTGTGGGACGAGTGGATTATCCGGATGTGTTCGAACAGGTCTGGCGGGAATACCCGTTGCGTGCTGGGGCAAACCCGAAGAAATCCGCTTTCAGTGCTTGGAAGGCCAGATTACGCGAGGGGGTGTCACCAGAGGCCATGCTGGATGGCGTGAGGCGTTACGCAAGATACCTTGCGGCTACCGGGAAAACGGGAACGGAATTTGTTCAGCGAGCGACGACGTTTTTTGGACCGGACCGGAATTTTGAAAACCCCTGGCTGCTCCCGGTAAGCGGCACGAACAACCAGCGTTGTGTGAATCATATTTCTGAACCGGATACCGAAATTCCACCGGGCTTCAGGGGGTAAGTGTTGATTTCTGGTCATGAGGTAATTTTCAGGAGGACTTGTGGCAAAAGTTTTTACACAAGAAGAGCGAGAAAAAATTAAAGGGCAGGTTGTTGAACTCGTACGCCAGAGTGGGCGTGAGACGTTACGGCAACTGGAAGTCAAAACAGGTGCGACAAGATATCTGATGAGCGTTCTCGCAAGAGAGCTGGTTGCCAGCGGCGATGTATACAACTCTGGTTACGGGTTATTCCCGTCTGAACAGGCGCGTAAGGACTGGCAAAATGCCCGTAAAAAGCTCTCAAGGGCAAAGCTGAAGAAACCATCTGCGGTTGATCCGGACCTTATCTGGTCATTACCAGACGGAGAAATACGCCGCTACGACAGGCGTCAGAACATAATCTGTAGCGAGTACCGGAAGAGCGCAGCTATGCAGCGTGTACTGGCTTTCTATCAGGGTAATTTTCAGGAGGCGGTACTGTGAGTGAAATTAGCTATCAGGCTTCAATTACCGCTGGCATTCGCATCAAAGGAGAGGAGCATGGAAATAAAACCAGAAGATGAGTTAAGCAATATCGTTTTATTTCCGGTAAAAGAGGATGACCCTCGTAATCAGGTTAATTTTCTTTATGAGCCATCGGAAAGACCATATTGCCATCACGCTTCTGTCCGGGTTGACGAAAAAGAGCGTCAGGTCCGCTGTAAAATCTGCGGTGCAGTTGTGGAGCCATTTGACTGGATGCTCTCTGTGGCGAAAAGAGAAACCAGACTGGCAGATGATGTAAGGCTATTGCGCCAGGAGGAACAGGAAAGACGGAAAAATATAGAAAAGTTAATTCAGATTGAGCGTAACGCGAAAGCGCGGATACGCAGGGTGACAAAATCCAGAACTGAATAATTAAATTTAGCACTGTTAAAAATTCGATCCTTAACCGGAGGGATTTCTGCACCCTCAGAACATCAGGAGGCCGCCCGAAAGGGCGGTAACAAATAATGCAAGAAATCAAAGAAAATATCAGGCAACAGCTTTACGGGTTTTATATTGCTTATGATTTGTGGCTGAAGAACGGGGCAAAACCCGGCGGAGTGTTTTCTCAAAATTATGGTTTATGCGCCAATCTTTTCGATTATCTCACATTAATTGGTACCCCCTGTGAGGCAGCGCTGGAGCAATTACACGCTGATTTCAGAAGTGCCGGGCTGAATGAGGCGTTGCCGTTTAACGAGGGTAAAGAGCATTACCATGAAGAAAGAGGGCACAACATGTGCCATATGAATCCGGCACGAGTGGCGTGGGTCAGGGCGCAGACAGGGCAGCCAGCGCCGGAAGGACTGGTTAAAGCGGTGCGCTTCTATGAACAGGTTAAGCGTGAAAATCCGCCAGTCGAAACCGGAGCATGGAAAGACGCTGTTGACTGGGTTCTCGAAGAGGCTTGTCAGGCTGTAAACATTCGCATCAAAGGAGAGTGAGAATGCAAATTTCACCGGTTACTCTTCGTGTTGCGAAGGCGTTTATATCCAGACATCACCGACACAATAAACCACCTGTTGGGCATAAATTCAGCATTGGTCTGATAAATGATGCCGGAGAATTGATAGGTGTGGCGACAGCTGGTCGACCTGTTGCACGACATTTGGACGATGGATTAACGCTTGAAGTAAATCGCACATGTACCACAGGAGAACGCAACGCTAACAGCGCGCTTTATGGTGCTGTCTGGCGAGCAGCAAAAGCTATGGGTTATCAACGTTGTATTACGTACACCCAGGCAGATGAATCAGGAGCATCTCTTCGCGCAGCTGGTTTTGTTCGTGTGAAAGAGCTTCCTCCAAGAAAAAGCTGGGCGGAATCAAGCGTCGCCTTGCGGAGTAAACGCGATCCGGTCGGAAACGGTGGTGTTCCTCGTGTGCTCTGGGAAATCAGGAGAATGAGTACCACTGGCATTCGCATCAAAGGAGAGTGATATGGCAACTTTGACAAAAAAGGAACAGGCATGGTTGAGCGAATTACAGAACGTTCTTGATCGCTGCCCGTCACCGAAAAAAATTGGTTTTTACACCATTGGCGATAAAAACATTTACCTGTATGACCTACGCCGCATGGATGAAATCATGGAGGCTCTTGATAATCGTTCGTCAATGGATTGGTGTGTTGCTGTCCATGATATGAATGCCGGATTTGAAGAAAAGATTTTGTTCCCCTCGTCAGTTGAAAGCACAGCGGGTTAAGGAGTAACACATGACCACTATTACCAAAGAGCGACTGCAATGGCTGGCTAACATTTCTGGCCGTGATGACATTGACGATATAGACGGCGGTGAGATTCGTGAACAGGCACGAATTGCTCTGGCAGCGCTGGAAGTCGAGCCGATAGGTTTCCGTTGCAGGCGCAATGATAACCTTGGTGATTGGAGTTACGTATATCATCGAGAGCCAGATGATTTTGAGCGCAAACATTTAGTGATAGAGGGCATTTACGCCGCCCCTCCAGCGCCAGTAGTACCGGAAGAAAAACCAATGCCTAATCCTCTTAGCATGTACGCGGTTGATGCTGTTGCCGCTATTGCAGAGGTGAGAGGCTGGAACGCCTGCCGCGCCGCCATGCTTCAGTCCGGAAACTTTCGGGAAAACAAGAATTCGTCAACCAATAATTTTCGGGAAATCGCGGAAACGTCAACCAACTCTCCGGTAATTCCTGATGAGGTGTTGTCCGCAATCCGGGAGGTTGCCAGGATTCGCGCCGATTTCGATGATTTTGACGGTGACAGGCGAGGTATCGGTGATTGTCTGGATGAGGCCGAGCAAGAGCTTATCGTTACCATTAACAAATATGCCAGTCAGTTGGCAGTAGAGCCGGTAGTACCTGATGACGTTCTGGAACAGACAGTAGCGTCGCCCGCGCCAGGTAACCAGGTTAGCGAATTAACAATGTGGGTTAAGCGTCTGGCTCACTCCTTAAAGTACGCCAATAGCTTAAGCAGCTTGCCTGATAAGGCGATGGAGTATCTGAATCAGAATGGGCTGATAAGTGTGGAGGATGTTTTACGATGATCTGGCCTGAGGCATTCACAACGGCAGGAATCGCGATGGCGGTGGCGCTGGTGGTGTATTCGATTTGCCGTTGGGGTTAACAAACAAAAACCCCGGATTGATGGTCCGGGGTTTTTGAAGGAAACAAAACAGAAACAACAATTGCCGTTACCTGTTGTTACCATGGCAAGTAAACGTATCTCAGGCGAGCGCATTGCGCCGTTCTGACGCAGATAAATTAGCCTGGATAGAAGGTGCTGGCAATAAAAAATAGCGTTTTCTTATCGGTGTCGGTAAGATTGCTGCGGGTGCTTGAGGCTGTCTGCCTCAGGCATGCCACTGTAAGGCAGACAGAGAAAAGCCCCAGTTAACATTATGCGTCCGGCAAGACGCTTAACATTAATCTGAGGCTCAATCTATGAACGGCAAATCTAGGTTAGCCTCTTACGCGCCGAAAGGCAAGGAGAAGCAGGCTATGAAGCAGCAAAAGGCGATGTTAGTCGCCCTGATCGTCATCTGTATTACCGTCATTGTGACGGCACTGGTAACGAGGAAAGACCTCTGCGAGGTACGAATCCGAACCGGCCAGACGGAGGTCACTGTCTTCACAGCTTACGAACCTGAGGAGTAAGAGACCAGGCGGGGGAGAAATCCCTCGCCACCTCTGATGTGTCAGGCATCCTCAACGCACCCGCACTTAACCCGCTTCGGCGTTTTTTCCGTTGATTAACTCTAGTTATTAGAGAACCGAACTTTTATTGATGGGGCAGGGAGATGAAGAAACTTGTTTTAGTCGCAGGTGTAATGATTGCAACAGTAATGTTGGGAGGGTGTGCAGCAAAGGTCGATCCAGCGTTGAAAGCAGAAGCAATGAAGCCACTAACATGTAATGATGAAAAGCAATGTGACTTTTATTGGAAACGAGCGCAATTCTGGTTGGCTAATAATTCCTCATGGAAAATTCAAACGGCGACAGACACGCTAATTTCCACTTATAATCCCTCTCCAAATAGTCCATTCCTCGCTTATCAAGTGAGTAAAATGCCAAATGAAGATGGATCCTCAAGAATTTTCATCAAGCCTTTTTGCGATAATATGTTTGGCTGTCAACCAAACCCCTATCAGGCAGTTGTTTCCTTTAAAAACTTCGTTAAAACAGGGCAGTAGTGTATAGCTTGGACGATAAATTATTAGTGAAAACGCCGTAAACCCTCACCCAATGTGGACTAAGCCTATCAAACATGACTGTGATGATTAGTCCGTAGTTGTTGCCTATGAAATCTGGATTGAGTCAGGGTTTAATCCAATAATTATTCTATCGTTCCTTTACAAGTCCGGTATATTACTTTCAGTTTGTTTTAGCATACCCGCTTCGGCGGGTTTTGTTTTTTCCTGGCATTCTGGTTTACAATTCGCACGCCACCCTGAACAACTGGCACCTGC